TTTCCAAGATTTCTTAGTTGCACATGTTGCTGCTAAAGTTGCAGAAAAAACAGAGCAAACTATTTGGTCAGGAGCTAACGCTACTGCAGGTGAATTTGATGGATTAGTTGCTTTAGCTACTGCTGATGCTACTGTTGTTGATGTAACAGGAACTACAGTTACTGCTGCTAACGTAATCGCTGAGTTAGGAAAAGTTGTTGATGCTATTCCATCTGCTGTTTACGGAAAAGAGGACCTATACTTATATGTTTCTCAAAACGTAGCAAGAGCTTATGTAAGAGCTTTAGGAGGATTCGGAGCTGCAGGATTAGGTGCTAATGGTACAAACGCTCAAGGTACTCAATGGTGGAACAACGGAGCATTATCTTTTGATGGTGTAAAAATCTTTGTTGCAAACGGATTGGGAGATAACTACATCATGGCTGCTGAAAAATCTAACATCTTCTTCGGAACAGGATTACTTTCAGACCATAACTTAGTTAAGGTTATTGACATGGCAGACATTGACGGAAGTCAGAATGTTCGTGTGGTAATGCGTTACACAAGTGGAGTACAGTACGGAATCGGTTCAGACATCGTTCTTTACACACCTGCATAATTACAAATTAAATAAAGACAAAGGGGTAGGTAAGCCGTAAAGCCTGCCTGCCCTTTTTTCATAACAATAACCTTAAAATATATAACAAATGGCTTGTGATTTAACATTAGGAAGGATAGAACCTTGCAAAGATAGTGTTGGTGGCTTAAAAAACTTGTACTTTGTTAATTACGGAGATTTAGGAGCAATCACTTATGATGTAACTAATACCGATGTAATTGATGCAGTAGCAGGAACACCTGACGCTTACAAATATGAAATTAAAGGAGCTTCTTCTTTTACTCAAAACATTCAATCAAGTAGAGATACAGGAACGACTGCATTTGAGCAAGTAATTGAAGTGACTTTAAAGAAACTAAGTATAGCTGACCATAAAGAACTTAAAATCTTAGCTTTTGGAAGACCTCATGTTATCATTGAAGATAACAATGGAAACTACTTCTTAGCAGGTTTAGAGCATGGTGCAGATGTAACAGGTGGTACTATCGTAACAGGTACTGCAATGTCTGATTTAAGTGGTTACACACTTACTTTAACAGGTATGGAAAAAGCTCCTGCTAACTTCTTAGGAGATACACCTGAAAATGTAGGATTCACTATCGTTAGTGGTTCTTAAACATAGTACTTAAACATAGTATGTATTTAAAGAGTGGGGGGTTTTATTACTCTCCACTTTTTTTATGCACCAAAATAAAAACAAAAATTAACTTTTCAGTTATCATATTATGATAAGATTATTACCTGATACAGAATCTCAAACAATTGAAGTTGTTCCAAGAGAGTTTCCTACTGAGGATGCTTCTTTTGACAATGTTACTTTGGTTATAACTGAGGATGGTACAAATATATCTGAAACTATTGAAGACATTGTGGCTGAAGTTCCTGACAACAATAGCAACTATGTTTACATGGACATATCTTTCTCTATTTTAAGAGAGGGTTATGGTTATTATTTAGAGTTCACAAAGGGTGGTGAGTTGTGGTTTAGAGATAAGGCATACGCAACTGCTCAAGTAGATAAAACTGTTAAACATACTTTAAACACAAATGAGTATGAGGAATATAATGGCTCAGGAAGCGATTATATCATTTTATAACAATACTTATGGCTAAAAGAAGAATAACATTAAATAACAACGTAAAACCTACTAACAAGTTTAGTGATGGGTCTGTAAGGGTTGTTAATCTTTCAGGATATGCTGCTCCTGAGATAAAGGAGGTATATGGAAAGGATTGGGTTCAGTATGGAGAGAACAACGATTACTTTGATAGATTAATTGACAGGTACTTAGGTAGTCCAACCAATTCAGGTTGTATTAATGGTATTGTGGAGATGATTTATGGTAGAGGTTTAGATGCAACTGATTCAGATGTTAAGCCTGAGATGTATGCTAAAATGAAGCTTCTTCTTAAACCTAAAGAAATTAAAAAGGTAGTTAACGACTATAAAATGCTTGGTCAGTCTGCAATGCAGCTTGTTTACAACAAACAAAAGACAAGTATAGTAAAAGTACTACACTTTCCTATGGAAACCCTTAGAGCTGAAAAAGCTACTGATGGTCAAATAAAAGCATACTACTATCACCCTAAATGGTGTGATATAAAACCATCTGATAAACCTAAGAGAATACCAACTTTTGGTAATGGTTCTGATTCAGATGTTATTGAGTTATTTGTAATTAAGCCTTATAAAGCAGGTTTCTATTACTATGCACCTGTAGATTACAATGGTTGTTTACAATACTGTTCTTTAGAGGAAGAGGTATCTAACTACCACATAAACAACATTAAGAATGGTTTACAGCCTTCTTTATTAATAAACTTTAATAATGGAGTACCTAATGAAGAGACTCAAGAGTTATTAGAGAATAAAATATATGACAAGTTTAGCGGAACATCTAATGCAGGTAAATTCATACTTACATTTAATGAATCTGCAGAGACTAAGGCTGACTTAGAGCCTATACATCTACCTGATGCACATGCACAATATCAATTCTTATCTACAGAGAGTAGAGAGAAGATTATGATGGGTCATAGAATTGTTTCACCTATCTTAATGGGTATTAAAGACAATACGGGTTTTGGCAACAATGCAGAGGAGCTTAGAACAGCTTCTATCATCATGGATAATGTTGTTATTAGACCATTTCAGCAAGCTTTAATTGATGGATTTAATGAGATATTAAACTTCAATGGAATCTTCTTAAACCTATACTTTATTACTCTACAACCTATCGAGTTTACAGAGTTAGATAACATCTCTACTAAAGTAAGGAAGGAAGAAGAGACAGGTGAGAAGCAATCTTTATCATCTCAAGAGCCTGTTTCTTTGGAGGATTTCTCTGACGAAGATGGAGAAGACTTATTTGAGCAGTTAGAAGACTTAGGAGAGGTTATAAGCGATGAATGGGAGTTAGTTGACAGTCAGTTATTAGACGGAACAGAAACCTCATTAGAAGAGCTTAAAACAACTTTAGCGAGTGTATCTAAAGATGATGCTAACCCAAATAAAGACTCTAAACAAGATAACTCAGGATTTAAAGTAAGATATGCTTATGGTCCTGTAAGGAATAGTGCAGGTAGTAGAGAGTTCTGTAGAAAAATGGAAGCTCTAACTGAGAAGAATGTTGTGTTTAGAAAAGAAGATATTGGTATGATGTCTTTTAAAGGAGCTAACAGAGAGCTTGGTCACAAGAAGCAAAACTACAGTTTATTTCTTTATAAAGGAGGTAAAAACTGCAAGCATCTTTGGGAGAGAAGAGTTTATAAAAAGAAAGTAGGTAAGAATACAGAGGTTGAGGCTTCAGATGCTACTAAAGAAGGATTTACTGAACCTACTAACCCAAAAGAAGTATCAGTAAGACCTGCAGATATGAAGAATGGAGGAGCTTATCCAAACACTAAAAAATAACTAATATGGCAAACAAAGCTCTATTTATAGGATTAGAAGAACTTAAACGCAAGTCCATTATTGATGGGAATGTGGATAATGATAAAATTATACAATTCATTGAGGTAGCTCAGGACACACATATTCAAAACTACTTAGGTGGTAAGCTATACAATAAATTACAAGCTTTAATATTAAACGGAACTATATCAGATGTTGCAAATGCAAACTATAAAAACTTATTGGATGATTATGTCAAGCCTATGCTTATATGGTTCACTCAAAGCAACTACCTTCCTTTTGCGATGTATCAGATTAGCAACGGAGGGGTTTACAAACATCGTTCAGAAAACTCGGAAACTATTTCGTTGGAAGAAATGAACATGATGTTAAATAAGGTTACTGAGACTGCTGAGTTTTATACAAGGAGATTTGTTGATTACATGGGGTTCTATAGTCAACTATTCCCTGAATACAATCAAAGTACTAATGGAGAGATGTACCCCGACAAAGATGTAAACTTTCATTCATGGGTTCTGTAGAGAAAGATAAAATTAAAACATATAAGCCAAAACAGAGTAATATAATAAAGTTAGAAGCTTATTTAAAACAAATAGACAAGAATGGCAAACAACATAAATTGGGGTAAAGTATATTGTGATATGTCAACCAACGATAGTTGGGGAGCAGACACTTATTGGAGTACTAATGCAGTACCTGATATATCTGCACCTACTTGTTGGGATTTGTTCAGATTAACAGCAGACACTACTTTATTTACAGCAGACACAACACAATT